GCTAGGGTGTGAGGGCGGGGCATAGGCAACATGATCAAGGTCACCGTCGATTCTTCCGCCGCCAGGCGCGCCCTGGCCTTCGGCCAGAAGCAGGCCCGATACGCCGCCGCCGTGGCCCTGACGCGCACCGCCAAGCACGTCCAGGTCGAGCTGGCTGCTCGGCTCAAGTCATCCCTGCCCGGCGCCGGTCCCTACACCACCACGGTCAAGGCCCAGTACGTCAAGCCGGCCACCGTCGCCAACCTGGCGGCCCGTGTCGGCATGAAGGACCAGAAGCCCTCGCGCGGCACCTCGCCCGCCATGCTGGTGAAGGAACACTTCACCGGCGGACGGCGCGGCCACAAGCCCATGGAAGTCGCCATGCGCGCCGCCGGCGTGCTGCCGGCCGGCTGGATCGTCGTCCCGGGCGCCGCCATGCCCATCGACCGCTTCGGCAACCCAACCCGGGCGGCCGTCGCCGAGATACTTGGATCGCTCAAGCGCGGCGTCGCCGTGGTTGGGCGGCGCGGCAAGACCACCGTGGCCAAGGTCTACTTCGTGGTCGCGCCCGGCGGATCGTCCCGCACTGCCCACCTGGCCCCCGGTATCTGGCGCCGGATCAACAACCGCGCCATCGCCCCCGTCTTCCTGTTTGTCTCCGCTGGCGCCGCCTATCGCCAGCGCATCGACCTGCGCCGCATCGCCGAAGGCGTGGCGTCCAGGCGATTCGCCGCCGAATTTTCCAACGCCTACCGCCAGGCCCTGGCCACCGCACGATGAAGAACTACGACTCCGTCGTCTCCCAGCTGCGTTCGGTGGGCCTGATCTTCGACCACCTGGACTTCGGCCGTGTGCGGCGCTGCAAGGTCGAGGGCGACCGCGAGAAGCGGGGTTGGTACGCCCTGCACGAAGTCCCGGCCAAGGATGGCGGGCTGCTGATCGTCGGCACCTATGGCATCTGGCGCGGCAACGACAACGGCGCACAGAAGATCCAGATCGAGCGAGCCGCCTTCAACCCCGACCAGGCCGCCGCCATCCGCGCCAAGCTCGCCGAAGACCGCAAGCAGGCCGAGGCCGAACGCCAGCGCCTGGCCATGGATGCCGCCAACCGCGCCGCCAAGGTCTGGCACAGCTACCGCCCGGGCGCCGGTCAGAGCGAATACTTCGCCCGCAAGTGCGTCCAGGCCTACGGCGTGCGCTGGCACCCGTCCGAGAACGGCACCGCCGCCATCCCCATGCGCGACGCCGCCGGCAAGGTATGGGGCTTGCAGATCCTGCGCGGCAAGAATCGGCGCCCCGGGCTGCTGGAAAAGGAATACTTCCCCCGCGGCCTGTCCAAGATCGGCCGATTCCACCTCATCGGCACCATTCTGGACGTGGTTCTTGTTGCCGAAGGCTACGCAACGGGCGCAACGCTGCACGAAGTGACCGGCCTGCCCGTCGCCGTCGCCTTCGACGCCGGCAACCTCAAGCCCGTCGCCGAGGCCATAAAGAAAACCAATCGCCGCGCCCGGATACTGATCTGTGCCGACGACGACTACCTCACCGAAGGCAACCCCGGCTGCAAGGCCGCCAAGGAAGCATCCCTGGCCGTCGAGGGCGACTGGGTCAAGCCCATCTTCACCGTAGACCGCCAAGGCAAGAAGCTCACCGACTTCAACGACCTGTACATGCTGGAAGGCCCGCAGCAGGTGCAGAAGACCGTCCAGGCCGCGCTCGACAAGATGCCGCAGGCCGTCCGCAGCCCATCCCTGGCGCGGGGCACCCTACCCCAGGGGGGCGGGGAAAGTCAGGGCCACATGCCCTCGCTCATCACGGTCGAGGAAGCGGTGGTGCGCTACTGGGGCACCTACGGCCTGGGCGGCAAGGTACTGTTCGACCAGGTGGAGCGGCGCCTGGTGCACCGGGACGACGTCATGAACCTGCTGCCGCCGCGATCCTGGGACCTGGTCAAGTCATCGCCATTCTGGCGCGTGGCCCGCGACACCGAGATCGGCTTCGACCCCACCGAGCAGGACAAGACCATCCGCTGCAACCTGTTCGGCGGCTGGCCCACCCAGCCTGTGGTCGGCAACTGCAATGCCCTGCTTGGCCTGCTCGAATACCTGTGCGGCAACGAGCCGAACGCCGAAGAAATCTACCTCTGGATTTTGAAGTGGCTGGCCTACCCGCTGCAAAATCGCGGCGCCAAGATGCAATCAGCCATTGTCGTGCAAGGCCCCCAGGGCACCGGCAAAAGCCGCTTCTTCGAGGCTTATGGACGCATCTACGGCCCCTACTTCAGCGTCATCGGCCAGGATGCCCTCGAAGACAAATTCAACAGCGACTGGGCCGAAAAGAAACTGTTCGTCATCGGCGACGAGATCCTCGCTCGCCAGGACATGTTCCACACCAAGAACCGGCTCAAGGGCTTCATCACCAGCGACTCGATCCGCGTCAACCCCAAGAACGTCGCCGCCCACACCGAAAAAAACCAGATGAACATCGTTTTCCTGAGCAACGAGCGCATGCCGCTGGTTTTGGAAAATGACGACCGGCGCCACTGCGTGATCTGGGTGCCGCCCAAGCTGCCCGACGACTACTTCGCCGCCGTCAACGAAGAAATGGAAAACGGCGGCATCCTCGCCCTTTACCACTACCTCCTCAACCTGCCGCTGGGCGACTTCAAGCCCTGGACCAAGCCCCCCATGACCCGCGCCAAGGCCGACCTGGTCGAGATGGGGCGCAGCAGCGAGGAACGCTTCCTGGCGGAATGGCAACGCTGGGAACTCGAATCCCCCGCCGGCGACATCCTGCCGTTTTGCCCCTGCCTTGGCAGCCAGCTTTACCGCGCCTACGAAGCCTGGTGCGAACGCCACGGCGAACGCCGGCGCGGCATGAAGGACCTCATCAGCCTGGCCGGCAAGCAACCCGGCTGGCGCGCCGGGGAATCCATCGGCACCTGGGTCACCATGCACGACCGCACCACCAAAAACCGCAAGCTCATCGTGCCCGCCGAATTCGCCGTAGACCTGGCATGGAAGGAACACCGCCGCGGCGAACACCCGCCCGCATGGCACCGGGACGCCTTCAGCAGCACCAAGGAATGGCTCACCGCCTGCCACTTCGCCTTCGAACAGGCCATGGGGCTGGCGTCATGACCCAAAAAACCACGCCAACCACGCCACCAACCACGGCACAAACCACGCCACAAACCCGCATGGATGCTAGAAACCACGCCAACCACGCCAAGACCCCTCGCGTACATGTGCGCGCATGCGCGAACACGCACGCAAATTCACATCACGCATCCCTCGCGCGTATGTGTGTATGCCGTGGTTGGCGTGGTTTAAGTGATATCAATGATTTAGAGCATTTCAGGCGTGGTTTCTGGCGTGGTTTTTTGGCTTGCTGCCGTGGTTTACATACGAAAGGAACGCAATGAACCCCGACCCTACTGGTTTTGATGAGTTCCACGACTGCGCTTCCTTATGCCAAACGGGCGGCCTCATCCCATGGGGCATCTCCAACGAATATCTGATGGCGGTGGGCGATGACTACGAAGGCGTCGCACCCCTGGACGCGCCGGACTGGATTCCAGGCGGCGGGTGCGACAGATCCGAGGACTGGCTGGGCGAATCCGTCTGTCAGTACATCATTGCCCGCAATGCTTGACCTAAACCGCGTCCGCGCCGACTTCGCCGACTTCCTGGCGGACCATTCCGGCCGCCGGCACAGCTTGGACGCCGCCCTTATGCACGTGGTGGAGCAGGCCTACCAGCAAGGCCTGGCCGACGCACTGGTGGTGCCCGTGGCCGTCTCCGCGCCCATCAGCGACCTGGACTTCCAGGTGGCCCCATGACCCGCGTCACCCAGGCCGAATTCGCCCGCATGGCCGGCGTCAACCGCTCCACCGTCCACCGCTGGCTCCAAAACGGCCGCATCGAAGCCGACGCCCACGGCCTCATCGACCCGGACGCGGCGGCCAGGATGCGCGACGCCACGGAAAGCCCCATGCCGCACCACCAGGCGCGCAAGGCGCAGTTCGATGAGGCGCGGGAGGGTATTGGCCAGGGTGGCGCGGAGAAAACGCAACAGGCGGGCCAGGAAGCGCAACAGCCCGCAACGCCCGAGCCCATGCCCGCCATGGAAAAGCTTGGCGCCGCCCTCAAGCTGGAAACCTACAAGCTGCAAAAGGCCAAGGCCGAGACCGCCAACATGGAGCTGGACAAGCTCGCCGGCGCCCTGGTCGAGCGCGCCGAGGTGGATTTCGTTTTGGCCGACTTCGGCAACACCCTGCGCGGACTGCTCGAAGGCCTGCCCGACCGCATCACCCACGAGTGCATGCGCATCCGCGACGCCGCCGACATGCACAAATACCTCGCCGACACCTTCGCCGACACCCTGACGGAGATGGCGGAGCACATGAAACGGAAGATGGAGGAGACGCACCCATGACCGCCGCCCCGGCCAACCTCGAACACCTGCCCATCGACGGGCTTATCCCCTACGCCCGCCGCTCCCGCACCCCCATCCCGCACGCCCGGCGTCACTTCTACGCCCTGCTCGCGCGCTCGGTGCGGCCGCGCCCCCTAACCACCGTCTCCGCCTGGTCGGACAAATACCGCATCCTCACCTCCAAGGGCTCCGGCGAGCCGGGGCAGTGGCGCACCGACCGCACGCCCTACCTGCGCGAGATCCTGGATAGCCTGTCGGTCAACTCCCCCGCCCAGCGCATCGTCCTCATGTTCGCTGCCCAGCTCGGCAAGACGGAAGTCGGCCTCAACTGGATCTGCTACGTCATGCAGCACGCCCCCGGCCCCATGTTGACCGTGCTGCCCACCCTGGAGGTGCGCAAGCGCTGGGTGCGCCAGCGCCTGGACCCGCTGCTGACCGAGACGCCGGTCATCCGCGCCCTGTTCGACGCGCGCCGTGCCCGGGACGCGGGCAATGCCGAGGACATGAAGGACTTCCCCTGCGGCATGCTGGTCATCGGCGGCGCCAACAGCCCCGCCAGCCTGGCGTCCATGCCCATCCGCTACGTCCTGTGCGACGAGGTAGACCGCTTCCCCTGGGAGGTGGGCCAGGAAGGCGACCCGCTCGGCCTCATCGACGAGCGCACCAAGACCTTCCCCCGGCGCAAGGTGCTGCTGGTCTCCACGCCCACGGTGAAGGGCGCCTCGCGCATCGAGGGAGAGTACGAGAAGTCCGACATGCGCCAGTTCCACGTGCCATGTCCCCATTGCGGCGAACTGCAGGTGCTGCGCTGGCGCCATGACGACGGCCGCTACGGGCTGATCCACAACGCCGCCACCGGCGCCGTGTACTACGCCTGCATCCACTGCGGCGAACGCATCGACGAGCACCACAAGCCCGCCATGCTAGCCGCCGGCCGCTGGATCCCGCGCCACCCGGAGCGCGCGGTGCGCGGCTATCACCTGTCCGGCCTGTATTCCCCCATCGGCCTGGGCTTCACCTGGGCGGAACTCTGGCGGAAATGGGAGGAAGCCCACGGCGACACCGCCAACCTCAAACGCTTCATCAACACCACCCTGGGCGAATCCTGGGAGGAGCAGGGCGACAGCATCGAAGACCTGGCCCTCATCGCCCGCCTGGAGGACTACCCCGACACCCTGCAGGCCAGCCTGCGCACCGCCGGGGTGGACGTGCAGAAAGACCGCCTGGAAGCCACCATCGTTGCCTGGGGCGCCGGCGAGGAAGGCTGGCTCATCGACCACCTCATCCTGCCCGGCGACACCGCCCGGCCGGAAGTCTGGGAAGCCCTGCACGACGCCCTGACCGACGCCGGCATCGCCTTCGCCGCCATCGACTCCGGCTACAACACCAGCATGGTCTACGCCTTCACCGAAAAGCGCCGCTGGTCGGTGGCGGTGAAAGGCATCACCGGCATGGGCCGCCCCCTCATCGAGGACGAAAAGAAGCGCCGCCAGCGCCTGCGCAACCGCCGCAAGAAAGCCGCCCACGTGGAACCCCTGGGCGTGGACCAGGGCAAGGCCCTGCTCTATGCCCGCCTCAAACTGCCGGTGCCCGGCCCCGCCTACCTGCATTTCCCCAGGGACCCAGCCTTCGACGACGAATACTTCGCCCAGCTCGCCGCTGAAAAGCTGGTGACCAAGATCAAGGGCACCCGCCCGTTCCAGGAATGGGTCCAGACCCGGCCCCGAAACGAAGCCCTGGACTGCCTGCTCTACGCCCTCGCCGCCCTGCGTTTGAGCGGCAAGACGCCGGCGGCGCCGGTGATGGTGCCGGCAGGCGTGGTGTCATCACCGCCAGCCCAGCCCGGCGTGCGCCGCATCGGCCGCATTGGCCGGAACTTTTGAAAGCCAACCCATGAGTGAAGAGGTGCAAGCCATGATCCGCGAACTGGTCCGCATGGTCGAGAAGGAACTGGGCTTTGCCCTGCCCTCCGACGCCACCCACCGGCTGGAAGCCGCCCTCTGCCAGCAGTACGGCGGCGAGCGGGTCTACGTGCCCAAGCTGCCCAAGCTGGTGCACCAGGTCCGCATCGCCAGCCTGGGCACCGCCACCACCTCCATGGCGGTGCTGGCGACGGAATTGGGCATGACCTCCAGGCAGGTGAGGCGGATTGTGCGGGGGAGGTAACCGGAACTTTTTTGCCTTAACTCTCGCCGCGCGCGCGTCCATCCTTGGCGGTATCCCCACCCAGGACCCGCCATGGCCGCCGATATCCCCACGAATGAGCCCACCGCCCTGCGTGCCGGCGACACCTGGAAGTGGACGCGCAGCCTGCCCGACTGGCCGGCCAGCACATGGACCCTGAAGTATCGCGCCAAGAACGCCGCCGGCGGCTTCGAGATCACCGCCGCCGCCTCGGGTGACGACTTCGCCGTGACGGTGGCCGCCGCCACCACCGCCGGCTATGCGGCCGGAGACTACACCTGGATCGCCTGGGTGGAAGCCGGCACCGAGAAATTCACCGTCGATTCCGGCGCCTGGACCGTGCAGGCGGAATACCGCACGGGCCTGGCCACGGTGGCGCTGGACGACCGCTCGCACGCGCGCAAGGTGCTGGACGCCATCGAAGGCTGGCTGGAAGGCAACGACCTGGCCGCCGCCGAATTCACCCTGGGCGACCGGCGCATCAAGAACATCCCCATCCCGGAACTCCTCAAGCTGCGCCAGCGCTACCTGCAGGAGATCGCCACCGAGGATGCCCGCGCCGCGCTGCAAAAGGGCGAAGGCATCGGCAAACGCATCCAGTTCAGGATCTGACCCATGGGCTTCCTCGATTTCTTCCGCCGCAAGCCCGCCAAGTACGACACTAAGCGCGACGCCTACGCCGCCACCTACGGTAACGCCAGCCCGGGCGGCTTTGCCGGCGCGGCGGTCAACCGCCTGACGGCCAGCATGTCCACCTGGTCCGGCTCGCTCAATGCCGACCTGGACGGCAACCTGGTCATCCTGCGCGCCCGGGCCCGCCAGCTTGCCGCCAACAACGCCTATGGCCGCCGCTTTTTGAACCTGGCAGCCACCAACATCGTCGGCAACGACGGCCTGCCCAAGCTGCAGGTGCGTGCCCTGCAAAACCAGCGCGATCCCAACAAGCCCACCGCCCTGGACAAGGCCGCCAACGACGCCATCGAGATACATTGGGACCAATGGGGCCAGGCCGCCGACATCGCCGGCCGACTCACCTGGTCCATGCTGCTGCGCCTGGTGGTCAAGGCCGTCGCCAGGGATGGCGAAGCCCTGGTGCGCCTGGTGCGCCGCCGCGACCTGCCCTACGGCTTGGCCCTGCAACTGCTGGAAATCGACCGCCTGGACGACGCCCTCAATCGCGTCGGCTCCGGCGCCACCATCCGCCAGGGCGTGGAAATCGACGGCAGCGGCCGGCCACTGGCCTATTGGGTCAAGACCACCCACCCGGGCGAGGCCTACGCCGTCGCCGCCAGCCAGTACGAGCGCATCCCCGCCGGCGACATCCTGCACGTGTTCCTGCCAGAGCGCGCCGAACAGGTGCGCGGCTACCCCTGGTTCCACGCCGTGCTCAACGACTCCGCCCAACTGGGCGAATTCATGAAGTCCGCCGTCATCGCCGCCCGCATCGGCGCCTCCAAGATCGCCGCCCTCGAGCGCAGCGAGGACAGCCTGGACCAGACCGCCATGATGGGCGACGCCGCCAGCGGCAACGCCATCCAGATGAACGTCGAGGCCGGCGAGATGTTCGAGCTGCCGCCCGGCTACAAGCTGAACAGTTGGGACCCGGAATATCCCCACGCCAACTTCGACAGCTTCCTCAAGGCCTGTCTGCGCGGCATCGCCAGCGGCATGGACGTGGCCGCCCACAACCTCACCGGCGACATGACCGAAGTCAACTATTCCAGCGCCCGCATCGCAGAACTGGCCGAGCGCGAGCAATGGATGGCCCTGCAGGACTGGCTGATCGCCTGCCTGGTGCGCCCGGTCTATAAGGAATGGCTGAACATCGCCCTGCTGCGCGGCGACATCACCTTCCCCGTCTCCGGCAAGGCGCTGCCCTTCGACCGCTACGACAAGTTCGCCGCCGCCTCCCGCTTCCAGGGCCGCCGCTGGCAATGGGTGGACCCTCACGTCGAGGTGGAGGCCGCCCAGCTCCTCATCGCCAACGGCCTCGCCAGCCGCACCGAGATCGCCGCCGCCAAGGGCCGCGACTTCTCCGACGTGCTGGACGAGCTGCAGATGGAAGACCAGGCACTGGCCGCCGCCGGCCTCAAGATCGCCACCGCCGCGCCGCAGGTGCCGGACAAGGAGATCGAGCGCGCCCGCGAGGATGCCTTCCTCCGCCGCCTGGACGAACGCGCCCCCGCCGCGCCGCCCCAGGTATTCAACATCCACCCCCACGTCACCCTCAACCAGGCCGAAGTGCGTGTGGACGTGCAACCCCAGGAAATCCGCGTCGAACAGCCCGCCATCCACAACACCATCCAGGTCGAGCCCACGCCCATCCACATCGCCGCCCCCGAGATCCGCAACATCATCGAAGTGGAGCCCACCCCCATCACCATGGAAGCCCGCATCGAAACCCCCGCGCCCGAGGTGACGGTCAACCTCCCCGCCCGGCGCACCGAAACCACCATCGAACGCGACGCATCCGGCAACATCGCCCGCGCCTCGCAGATCGAAACCGACGCATGAACGCCCCCGCCATGCGCCTGGCCGATTACTGGATGGGCCGCAACGAGACCCACGCCGACGACCTCACCGCCGAGATCGTCCGCAACGCCACGCACTTATTGCGCCGGGTCAACAACCTGTTGGTGCTCATGCACGACATCCAGATCGAGCCGCACCCCATCCCCGGCAACCCCATCACCTCCGGCTGGCGCCCGCCCGAGATCAACGCCGGCACCAAGGGCGCCGCGCCGCGATCCAAGCACATGAGCGGCAACGCCGTGGATCTGTACGACCCCGATGGCGAGATCGATGCCTGGTGCATGGATCACCTGGATTTTCTCGCCGAGGCCGGTCTGTGGCTGGAACATCCGTCCGCCACGAAAGGCTGGTGCCACCTGCAACAAGTCCCGCCCAAGAGCGGGCGGAGAGTCTTTTACCCATGAAAGCCCTGATCCTGCTGCTCCTCGCCTTCCCCGCCTTGGCCGCCGATTCCTGGTCCACCGCGTCGTCCTACTCTCAAGCCTCCGCCCAGGCCGGCGCGGTAGCTGGCGCCATTTCCGGCGGCAATACCTTCCAGGGCGGTTCCTACAAAGAGCAGAAGCAGGCCCCTGCCGTGTTCGCCCCATCCATCGCACCTACCGCGCCCTGCATGGGCGGAACGTCGGCCGGCGGATCAGGCACGGGGTTCGGCTTGTCGTTCGGCACGTCCTGGACCGATGACGAATGCAACACCCGCGAAACCGCTCGCCTGTTCCATAGCCTTGGCATGGCCTCCGACGCCCTGTCCGTGCTGTGCTCAAGCGCCTACGCGGCTGCCGCGCCAAGCTGCGCCGGCCGCGAGAAGCCTTGCCACGCCGACGAGATCGTCGCCCGTCGCTTGGGTGTGGGAGTCTGCAAGTGAAAACCCTGCAAACCCTCGCCGAATACCTGGTCACCGCGATCATCCTGCCGGTGCTGGCCCTGGTGGTGCTGTCGGACTGGCTGCGGGGGAAATTATGAGCATCGCCCTGAAACGCTGGCTGCGTGGCCTCATGCGCTCATGGACCGCACACGCCGGCACCTACATCGCCGTGGTGGGCTACCTGCAAACCCAGGACAAGCTGATCGACAAGTACCTCGGGTCGGACGCGACGGGCGTGCTCATGATGGTGTTCGGCCTGGCGGTGGTGGCGCTGCGGGCGCGGACGACGGAGAGCCTGACGGCGAAGGGCTCCAAGTGATCTTCCCTCCCATCATCCTCCGCTACCTGCCCCACGCCCTGGCCATGCTCGCCGCCCTCGGTGCCGCAGCCTGGGTGTACAGCGGCATCTGGGATCGCGGCTACGACTCATGCAAGGCCAAGTGGGACAAGGCCACCGCCGAAGCCATGATTGCCCGCGACGCTGAACTTGACGTAGCCCGCCTGCGTGGTGAAGCGCTGTCCGCCGGACTGGCGCAGAAAGAGCGCGAACTGTCCACCCTCAACCGGGAGTACCTGACCTATGCGAACGCTATTGTTGGCAACTGCCCTGATTCTCTCGGCGTGCTCACCGCTGCCGCCGCAGCCGGTCAAACCCTGCCCGCAACCCCCAGCCCATCTCCTGATCCGGCCGCAACCGTTGGAGCCGCTGCGATTGCCTCCAACATCGCCACCAACTACCCCCGGTGCTGGGAGTGCATCGCCCGGCTCAACGCCCTCCTGGATTGGCATGCCGGTACAAAAGACCCTGTAACCAAGAAAGAAGAAGAAAAATGACCGCATCAGATCAAACCTGGCGCCTGGAGCAGCACGTCGGCACCATCATGCAGGTGCTCATCGTTGGCTTGTTGGCATGGTCCCTCAAGACCAACGTGGAAACCACGACACAGATCGGCATCCTCCAGTCCGAGGTCCGCAACCTGCAAACCACCATCGCCCAGGGTACCAACGACCGCTATCGCGCCAGCGATGCCGCCCGCGACCTGGCATCCGTCTGGGCCGAATTGCAGCGCCACTCGGCGCGTATGGATGGCCTTGAAAACAAGCACCGCCAATAGGAGAAACACATGGCCGCAGGAACTTTTACCCTCTACCGCGCCAACCTGGATGATCTGCGTATGCAGGACCTGGTGGGCGCAACCGTCAAGATCGCGCTCGTCTCGTCCGCCTACACGCCAGATGCCAGCAACACCGGCCACGATGAGTGGGCCGACGTGAGCGCCAACGAGATTGCCAACGGCAACGGCTACACCACGGGCGGGGCCACCCTCGCCAACGATGCGGTGAGCACCATCACCAACGGGCACAAGTACGACTCGGACGACCCGGCTTGGACTGCCTCAGGCGGCAGCATCCCGGCATGGCGTTACGCCGTGATGTACGTCTCCGGCTCGCTGTGGGGCAAGACCAGCCCGGTCATTGGCTACTTCCTGGGCGACAGCACCCCCGCCGACGTGCCCGCCACCACGAGCGGCAACCCCCTCACCATCCAGGTCAACGCCAACGGCTGGTTCGGCGTGACGCAGGCGTAACCATGGCCAACGCATCCGCCCCCAGCAATTCAGCCATCATTGACCGCTTGTTTGGCTTGATCGAAAAGCTGATTGACCAGCAAGGCCCGAGCCTCAACAGTCGGGTTACTGACCTGGAACGCCGGCTTGCAGAAATCGAAGCCGAATGGCCCCTGATTCAAGGAGAAAACCATGCCCCTGATTGACCGTATCGCCGGATTGATTGACCCCGACACCGGCCCGCCGCGCATCGCCGTGGACCTGTTTTGGGCGCATCTGTACGAGTTGGCCCAAGGCCGGATTACGCAGCAACAGATCATCACCACGTTTGGTCTGAATGCCAGCGAACAGACGGAATTGACGTGGCTGATCGGCAAATACAACGCGCAACCTAACGCCACCGCTAAGGCCAAATTTGTTGAGCTTATGCGTGTGATTTTCTACATGGCGGAAGCTGGCGTTCCTGGGTACATCACCAACGCCGGCCTCGTGGCGCGTATCAACGCGATCTAAACCGTCATGGCTATTACCGCAGTCGTTGTAAGCGCCACGCTAAACACGACTGGCGACACCGCGTTTACATCTTCTGGCTTTGGTACGCCGGATGCCGCGATCATCCTGATCGGGCGTGGCAGCACGACAAACAACCCCGGAACAAACGCTACCTTTACGGGGGGCTTCTGGTGCTCTGATCCGGGGCAGGCGGGCATCACTTTTTGTTCCGAAGATGCTCAAGCAACAACCGATACACGGCGCTACGGCGATAGTACCTATTCCGGGCATGTCGCGTCGCCAACCGCCGATTCGGTAGTTATTTCGTATTCCGCATCCAGTACCACGGACGGCATCAACCTGACGGTGGCGGCGGGATCGACAACGCTCAACCGCTATGCCAGCGTAATCTTGCTCAAGGGCCTAACCAATGCCCATGTCGGCTCGATCAACCTGGGCACGGGCACCTCGGCCATCAACGTCACTGCGCCTGGATTCCGCGCCGATCTTGTGCTGCTGCTGTCGGCTTGGGCGGCAGATGCCACGCTCACCACTCTCGCTCGTGGTTCCTTCGGCGCGGCGCAGATTTCAGCCGGCGGGACGGTGGCACAGGGCTGTATCAGCTACGAATCCACGGACAACGCCGGAGCGTCCACGGCGAGCACCATCGTACTCAACGACAAGGCTCTGGCGCGGATTACCTCCGGGGCGCTCGCGGTTGAGTGCGCCATCGGGGCCAACGACAACGGTTTCAGCATCACCCCGAGCGCGGATTCCGGGTCGCAGTACGCCTACTACCTCGCCATAGAATGTCCCGATCCCGAGGACGCCTATGTGGGCGTGGTGGATACCATTACCGGCGAAGGTGATCAAGCCTATACCGGCGCGGGCCTCACTCCACAGGCGCTTATCCTGGCGTCCACGCTGGCCACCGCCGTCGATACCGTCACGGATTCAGGTGCGTTCAACGTGGGCTTCGGCGGGCCGACGACTTCCGAGTGGTCATCGGTTTACATCGACGAATACGCCAGCGACCCGACCGACACCGAAGGCTATGTAGATGCAAGCAACATCCTGCATATCCGTTCCGCTGTCGGCACTGAGGATACCGTCGCGGCCCTGACCACGTTTGGTTCCGATGGCTGGACGCTGAATTACTCCAACGGCAGCGGCACTGCCAGGAAGATGCTGGCGATTGCCATCGGCAACAGCAGTACCCCGACAACCGTCGCCCCTGGTGCTGGTGGTATCGCCGTCGCGGGCCAAGCGCCGACGATCAGCCAGCCCCACACGGTAGCCCCCGCTGCCGGTGCTGTTTCTGTCACGGGCTACGCGCCGTCACTGATCCATGGCGTCAGCGTAGCACCCGGTGCGGGATCAGTGGCCTATACCGGCCAGTCCCCGGTAATCTTGCAGCCTCATACCGTCGCGCCATCGGCGGGCGCAGTCGTCGCGCTTGGGTACGCCCCGAGCATCCAGCAAGCTGCTGGCATTTACCCAGGCGCGGGCGAGGTGGTCTACACCGGCCAGACGCCCACAGTCAGCCAACCACACACCGTCGCCCCCGGAGTCGGGGCCTACGACATCCTGGGCTACGCCCCAACGGTTTCCCAGGCGGCAGGCGTTGCCCCGCTGGCCGGGTCAATCATCATCCTGGGCTACGCGCCGAGCATCGCGCAGCCTCACACCGTAGCACCCGCTGCCGGCGCGGCGGCGTGGTCGGGGTATGAGCCAACAATCAGCCAGATTGCATCCTCTTTCACCGAGGCCCAGCTTCAGGAAATCCTCGCCTATGTGGAGGCCAACATGGCCGTACCGACAACCTCAGAAATTGCCGCAGCCGTGTGGGCGGAAATCCTCTCCGGCAGTAGTGCCGCCGACCGGCTGGTGGGGATGGCAACCGCGATCCTGGCGGCTGCCCAGGCCGCGCCGATCCATGCCAATGTCGTGGCCGGGCAAACGGACATCGCCGACGCGGTATGGGCGGAAGTGCTGGAGGGCACGCTCACAGCGGCCCAGATTCAGCGCATCAATCTGGCCGCCCTCGCCGGCAAACGCCAGGGCCTTGGCACGGCAACCGAGGAATATCTGGCCCAGGATGGCGTAACGCCGCGCGTGACCTTCACGCCTTCGGATGCGTCCGGCAACGGCACCACGGTGGTGGACGGGGCATGAGCCTGATGCGCCGTGGCGCGCTGTTCGCCGGGGCGCTGTTCGCCGGGGTGTTGTTTGGGCCACAGGCGCAGGAAGCCGCGCAGCAGCAACAAAGCGGCGGACGCCATCGCCCGCGCTCCCAGGCCGAATACTTTGCGCCCATCCCCTGGCACGCTTGACCTGCGGCGCGACGATGAGGACGCCTTTCTGCTGGCCACGTTGCTCTAGCGGACATTTTTTGACTATTTAAGGCCGCTTGGGCTGCCTAGCATGGGCTTATCTTCAGGAGCCAGCCCATGCGCAGCGAGCGTACCTTCCACCTCGAAACCAGAGCCGCCGACGATGGCGAGATCAGCCTGGCCGTCTCCTCCGAGGCGCCCTACGAGCGCTGGTGGGGCATCGAGATCCTGAGCCACGAGCCCGGCGCCGTGGACATGGCCCGCCTGGCCGATGGCCGCCATCCCCTGCTCCTGAATCACGACACCGAAAAGCAGATCGGCGTCATCGCCGCCGCCGAACTGGACCCCACCGCCCGCGTGCTGCGCGCCCGGGCCCGCTTCTCCCGTTCCGCCCTGGGTCAGGAAATCCTACAAGACGTGCAAGACGGCATCCGCTCCCTGGTATCCGTGGGCTACTCCATCGACGAGATCGAGGAGCTGGACCCGCAGCCGGACGCCTCCGGCGGACGCCGCGTGCTACGCACCCTGACCGGCGACGCCTTCGAGCGCGAGATGCAAACCCAACACGGCGAACACTGGCAGCGCGCCGGCCTGGCGGCCGCCCGCGCCAACGACGCCACCCCGCCGACCTATCGGGTCACCCGCTGGACGCCGTTTGAGGTCTCCATCGTGCCTGTGCCGGCCGACACCACCGTGGGGATTGGCCGGGCCGCTGGCGCGGAACGCCGCCCCGAGCAAGAGCCTGTCCCCCCGCATTCCCCACACCCGGAGATCAAGATCATGTCCGACATCACCACCCCCAAGCCCGAGGATATGGAGCGCGCCCGCGTTGACGCCATCCTCAAGATGGGCGAGCAATATGCCAAGTACGTGGACCAGCGCGACGTGGCCACCGCCCTGCGCAACGCCCACAGCCCCGAGCAGTTCAAGGACCTGATCCTGGCCAAGATGGAGGCGCGCCATACCGACACCTCCGCCCTGCACCTGGGCCTGTCCGCCAAGGAGCGCCAGTCCTACTCCTTCGGACGCGCCCTGCAGGCCGCCATGACCGGCGACTGGACCAAGGCCGGCTTCGAGCTTGAGTGCTCGCGCGCCGTCGCCAAGCTGGTGGGCCAGGACCCGACCGGCTTCTATGTGCCGTTCGACACCTTCAAGCGTGACTTCAACGTCGGCACCGCCACCGAGGCCGGCAACCTGGTCCCCACCGAGCTGCGCACCGACCTCTACACCGACGTGCTGCGCAACGCCCTGGTGATGGGCCGCATGGGCGCCCGCATCCTCACCGGCCTGACCGGAAACGTGGACATCCCGCGCAAGACCACCGCCGGCACGATTGGCGTGTTGACGGAAATCGGCTCCGCCTCCGAGACCAACCCGGTGACCGCCAAGCTCACCCTGAGCCCGAAGCGCGTCGGCGCCTACGTGCAAGTATCCAAGCAGGCCCTGATCCAGGCCGCCCTTTCCCTGGAAAACATGATCCGCGACGACCTGGTCCAGGGCGCCGCCGTGCTCATGGAATCCAAGATGATGTCCGGCACCGGCACCACCGAGATCCTCGGCCTGCGCAACGTCACCGGCATCGGTACCGTGGTCGGTGGCGCCAACGGCCTGGCTCCAACCTGGGGTCACCTGGTTGACCTGGAATCCGCCTGCGCGGTGGCCAACGCCGAGCCCGACATGGTTTCCGGCTACCTGGTCAACGCCAAGACCCGGGGCAAGTACAAGCAGACCCAGTACGGCACCAACCTGCCCATGATCTGGACCCCCGGCGATCAGCAACTGAACGGCTACCGCGTCGCGGTGAGCAACAACATGCCGTCCAACCTGACCAAGGGCACCAGCACCACGGTCTGCTCCACCGGCCTGTTCGGCTCCGACTGGTCCATGGCCACCATCGGCCTGTTCGGCGCCCCCGACGTGACGGTGGACCCGTACAGCCTGGCCGCCACCGGCCAGGTCCAGATCACCCTGAGCCAGTTCGCCGACATGGTGGTCCGCCTGCCCGCGGCCTTCGCCAAGATCGACGACTGGATCACCGGCTGATCGTAGCCTCACCCGAGCCGCCCCGCGAGGGGCGGTTCCCATGAGGCCACGAGGAGACAGAATGAGCTGGTATCCGGACGCACCCCAAGGCGACGAAGCGGCCAAGTGCCGCTTCGACGTATTGCCCTATCTCGCCAAGGGTGGCATCGACATCGGCTGCGGCATGCGCAAGGTCTGGCCGCACCTGGTGGGCGTGGACAGCGGCCTGGACCAGCAGCTTTTCGGCATCCCGGTGAAGGCCGACCTGATGGTGGGCAACGCCGCGCGCATGCCCCTGTTCGCCGACGAAGCCTTCCACGCCGCCTTTTCCAGCCACCTGCTGGAACACATGACCGACCCGCTGGCCGCCCTGCGCGAATGGTGGCGTCTCATCAAGGTGGGCGGCCACCTGGTGCTCTACCTGCCCCACGCCGACCTCTACCCCAACATCGGCCAGCCCGGCGCCAACCCCGACCACAAGCACGATTTCCGCCCGGACGACGTGCTCGCCCTGCTGCGCCATGCCGCGCCCGACTGGGCCCTGGCGGAAAACCAGACCCGGCCCGAAGGCCTGGAATATTCCTTCCTGCTGGTGGTCAAGAAGCTGCCACCCGGCGCCGGCCAGCACGAAAGCCTGCCCATCCGCCCGGCCAAGACCGCCGCCGTGGTGCGCGTGGGCGGCCACGGCGATGCCCTGTGGGCCTCGTCGCCGGTGGCGTTGCTGAAAGAGCGGGGCTACCACGTCACGGTCTACACCGCCCACACCGGCGCCGAAGTGCTGGCCCATGATCCCCACATCGACCGGCTTATCAGCCTGCCCGACGGCATCCTCACCGATGAGGACCTGATCGCCTACTGGGCCCATGAAGCGCCCAAGTACGACTCGTTCACCAACCTCATCGGCTCCGTCGAGGTGCGCCTGCTGGCCCACGCCAACGAGCCCGCCTTCTACCTGCCCGCCGCCGTGCGCCAAAAGTTCATGAACATGAACTACCTGGAAGTGGTGCACGACTATGCCGAGATGCCCTACGACTTCCGCCAAAAGTTTTACCCCAACGAGTTCGAGGCGGCCTGGGCCAAGGAACAGCGCGAGCGCCTGGCCGGCCCGGTGGTGGTCATCAACCCGGCCGGCTCCGGCCCCACCAAGTTCTGGCCCCACACAATGGCCATGGCCCGCAAGCTGGCCGGGCACGGCGTGCATTCCGTCATCCTGGGCGACCTGGACTACGCCATGGCCGCCGACATCGAAGACGTGGAACCCTGGATACACGTGGTTGGCAAGGCCTGGCCGGTGCGCGCCGCCCTGGCCTACGCCCAGGTGGCCGACGCCGTGGTGGCCACGGAAAGCCTCATCGCCAACAGCGTGGCCATGGAGGACATGCTGAAGGTGGTGACGCTTTCTCACAGCAGCAACGAGAACCTGACCAAGCACTGGAATAACACGGCGGCCATCGAACCCAAGGCCATCGCCTGCCATCCCTGCCACCGCATCCACGGCCACACCTTCGCCTTCTGCCAGGTGGACACCGCCACCGGCTGCAGCGCCTGCCAGGCCGCCGCCGGCCCCGACCTGGTGGCCGGCATCGTGCTCGACTGGCTGCGCCGCCGCCAGGAGCGCGCCGCATGACCTTGCGCGCCGCCCTGCTGGAAAGCGAAAGCGCCCGCCGCGTGACGGCCGCCCTGGCCAACGCCACCCTGACCTGGGGCGCCTACAGCGCCGACGGCGTGCTCGACAGCGCCTATGCCGACCGCCTGGGCCTGGTGAGCAAGGAAACCCGCTTCACCGCCCTGGCCAGCGCCCTGCCGGCCATCGCCCAGGGCGCCGCCGTCACGGTGGGCGGCGTGGCCTACACCGTGCGCAACGTGGAACCCGACAACACCGGCCTGCTGGCCCTGGTGCTGGAGCGCGCCTGATGGTGGGCAAGTAAATGGCCGATCACCTCCACAAGCAGATCCGCGCCGCCCTGGTGACCGCCCTGACCGGCCTGACCACCAGCGGCGCCCGGGTTTACGCCAACCGGCTCTATCCCATGGACAGCGCCAACCTGCCCGGCTTGCGCATCTTCCTGGACGGCGAGGAGGCCGAAATCCTCACCGTCCACGGCCCCGCCGTCTATGACCGCCGCCTGGCCCTGTCCGTGGAATGCTGCGCCAGCGCCGTCAGCGGCCTGGACGACACCCTGGATCTGATGTCCAAGGAAGTCGAGATCGCCCTGGCCTCCGGCATCACCGTCGCCGGCCGCAACCTGCCCCTGACCTACGCCGGCATGGCCTTTGAAGACCTGCCCGGCGACAAGCCCGCCGGCGTCAAGCGCCTCACCTTTTCCCTCCCGTTCGCGGCCGCAGCCAACGCCCCGGACACCCTCGTCTAAGGAGTCACACCATGGCCACCATCACCAAATGGAGCAACGTGGCGATTGCCGTGCAATCCGCCCTTGCCGCCGCCAAGACCATCACCGGCATCACCAAGGCCGCGCCCGGCGTGGTCACCTCCGTGGCCCACGGCTACAGCAACGGCGACTATGTCTATTTGGACGTGCTCGGCATGCGCCAGATCCATGACCGCGTGTTCAGGATCGTCAACAAGGCCGACGACACCTTCCAGCTCGAAGCCGTGTCCGGCGGCAGCGGCATCGACACCAGCGCCTTCGACACCTTCACCAGCGGCAGCGCCTACAAGATCACCTTCGGCACCTCGATCACCACCGCCACCAGCATGAACATGACCGGCGGCAACTTCGAGAGCCTGGACGCCACCACCATCCACGACACCCAGCGCATCGTGGTGCCCGGCCTGCCCGACGAGACCAAGGCCGAGTTCGAGAACCTGTGGGACCCCACCGACGCCGGCCAGATCGCCCTCAAGGCGGCCAGCGATTCCCAGGCCAAACTTGCCTTCAAGTTCACCTTCGGCACCGGCGGCAAGATCATGGTGTTCGTGGGCTATGTCGGCTTCGCCGGCGCGCCCCAGGGCGGCGCCCAGGAGATCGTCAAGACCTCGGCGATCATCACCAGCCAGGGCACGCCCACCTACTACAGCGCCTAACCCATGTCGGCCCTCGACAAGCGCCACAAGGCCCGGGAGTCCGTGGTCGCCGCCGGCGGCCACGCCTACACCCTGCGCCGGCCCACCGCCGCCCAGCTCGCCCGCCTGTCCGACGGCTCCCGCCTGGACATGCTGCGCGAATGCGTGGTGGGCTGGGACCTGCGCTACCTGGATCTGTTCCCCGGCGGCGACCCGGTGCCCGCCGTGTTCACGCCTGAACTCTGGTCCGACTGGCTGGACGACAACCCGGACCTCTGGGCCCCTCTCGGCGAAGCCCTGCTGGCCCTCATCCGCGCCCACCACGAAGCCCTGGAGGCCGCCGAAAAAAACTGATTGCCTGGGTTGAGCGCGCACAGATGCCGCTTGGCCCAGGCGCAAGCTGCGACGCCGCCACCGCCCTGGCGATCAAGGCCTGGAACTGGATGGGCGGGACGATAGACTGGGCCGGCCTGCCCCTGGTGGCAAGCATGCTCGGCATCGAGGACCTGGAAATCCTGGTGGCGCAACTCGCCGCCTTGCGTGACTGGCAACGGAAAACCTGATGGCCGACAACAAGACCTCGATCCTCCTCACCGCCGACGACCGCACCCGCGCCGCCTTCGAGAGCGCCAAGCGCGGGCTGGCCGGGCTGGAGACCTCCGCCCGCAGCATCAACGGCGTGCTCGCCGGCCTGGGCGCCGGTGTCTCCGCCGGGGCCCTGACCGCCTTCGTCAAGGGCACCATCGACGCGGCGGACAGCATGAACGACATGGCCATCCGCACCGGCACCAGCGTCGAGGCCCTGGCCCGCTACCAGCTCGCGGCCAAGCAATCCGGCACCGACCTGGAAAGCCTGTCGCAAGCCATGGGCAAGCTGTCCGTGTACATGGCCAAGAACGCCGACGAGGCCGCAAGGCTGGGCATCACCGCGAAAGACCCGGTGGACGCCTTCGCCCAGTTGGCCGACGTGATCGGCCAGGTGGAAGACCCGGCCCAGCGCAACGCACTGGCCATGAAGGTCCTGGGCAAGTCCTATGCCGAGGTGATGCCCCTGCTGGCCCAGGGCGGCGACGCCCTGCGAGAACAATCCGCCGCCGCCGGCCCCTACGCGGAACGCATGGCCACCCTGGCCAAGGCCGCCGACGAGTTCAACGACAGCCTGGCGTCCATCGGCCAAAGCGCGCAGTCGGCCATGTTGCCCATGGTGCAATACCTGACCGCCACCGCGAATGCCGCCGCGCAGGCCGCCGAAGGGCTGGAAGGCATGGAGGCCGCCCTGGCCGGCCTGGGGCAGTTCGGCACCGTGGGCCAGACCGTGGCCGTCACCTGGACCAACGTCGCCTATGTGTTCGACCAGGTTGGCACCGAGATCGGCGGCATCGCCGCCCAGCTCGCGGCCCTGGCCACCGGCGACTTCAAGGGCGCGGGCACCATCTCCAAAGCCATGAAGGAAGACGCCGCCGCCGCCCGCGCGGAACTGGACGCCCTGGAACAGCGCATCCTCAACCCCGCGCCCACCCTCACCAAGGTCGGCGGCAACCGCTACAGCGGCGCCACCGACTTCATCAAGGAGCAGGAAAAGGCCATCGCCGCCCTGTCCAAGGGCGGCAAGGACCTGGGCGACTTCTTCGGCGACGATGACGCCGACAAGATCAACAAGGCCCTGGCCAAGGCCTTCGATACCAAGCCCCTGGACGATTACCTGGCCAGCTTCGCCGACCGCCGCACCAAGATCGTCGCCGAATACGCCAAGTTGAAAGCCGACCTGACCGGCACCGCCAACCAGCCCGGCGCTACCTCCACCGACTTCGCCGTGGACCTCACCCGGGGCCGCGAGGCCCTGGCCCGGGGCGACGCCGCCGGCGCCTCCGCCTTCGCCGCCAACGCCAAGGCCACCCTGGGCAACTACAAGGAAGGCGGCGGCGACGCCACCGTGGCCGGCTACCTGTCCGAGCAGCTCAAGGCGTTTGAACTCTCCATGGTGGATGCCGAGGAAAAGACCGCCAACGCCGCCGCCAGCGCCCTGCGCAAGTCCCTCGACGCCGCCGCCGCCCAGGTAGCCCAGATGGACCCCATCGTCGTGCCCCTGGCCTCGGAAGCCATCGCCAACGACCTGCGCGCCAGCATCGACATCATTCGCAAGGAACTGGCCGCCAACCCGCTCAAGATCCCGGTGCAAGCCACCAGCCCGCAGGGGGTCTACACCCTGACCGGCACCTCCACCGCCGTGGGAGCCCGCTGACATGTTCGCCCACGACATCAAGATCGCCGGCGTCACCCTGCCGTTCGACGCCGCCTGGCAACTCTCCCAGACCTACGAGACCCTTGGCGGCCGCGCCCTGCTGCGCACCCTCAACGGCACCGGCGTGCTGCAAAGCCACTGGAGCAAGGTGCGCACCGTCATCCGTGGACAGGGCCGCTATCCCGACGCCCTGTCCGCCGTCAACTGGGCCACCAGCATCAGCATCGAATGCGCCGCGCCCCTGGGCATCCATTCCGCCGGCACCGCCGTCACCCTGCCCGCCGCGCGCCGCACCGACTGGGCGCCCTTCGCCCAGGCCGTGGTGGACGGCCGCACCGTGCCAACCTCGCTGTCCATCGCCGTCAACGCCGGCACCCTGGGCGCGGTGGCGGGCGCCTCGTCCTACATCACCTACTACTTCCCCATCCTCACCTGCTACGCCGTCCAGGCCCCGTCGAGATCGTTCGACGGCCGCGTGGCCGGGCAGGCGGGCTGGGAACTGATCGCCGAGGAGGCCTGAGTCATGCGCATCATCTACGCCAACAATTTCAGCGAGGCGCTGACGGCCGGCAAGGACGGGGCCACCGATTACCTGACCGTGGCCAGCGGCGGCGGCGATTTCGGCAGCCTGTATGGCAGCACCAACAATAGCGATTACGCCGTGCCGATCACGGTGGTGAGCGCCGACGGCGCCACGGTGAAAGCTGTTGGTTATGCCGTGAGCTGGGATTTCGGCAGCGAGGACGGCAAGGTCTATGTATCACCCGAGGTGCGCGACGTGGTCCTGGTGTCCGGCGACCTGGTCAAGTGCCGTTTGCGCGCCGGCGAACTGAATGCCGGCGAATCCAGGCACCGGGACATCCGCGCCATCGACAACGACAGCTATACGCTGGTGGCGACCTACACCCACGTGACCGTGGCCAGCGGTGGTGCCGAGATCCGCCCGCCAGATTCCAACGGCGTCGTGGAGGTGACCACCGGGGCTACCTATGCCGTGGTAGACACGACCCCGCGCGAGTTCATGGTGGTGCTCCATGACAGCGGCGCCACCCAGCCGACCCTGACGTTCGGCGTCAACAACTACGATGATATCCATTGGGCCGATGGCAGCGCCCCCGCGTTCTCCGCCGGATACGCCCGCCTGGTGGTGCGCCTGGTGCTGGCGGATCAATACCACTGGCTGGGAAGTTGGACCAAGCACGCGGATTAAGCCGTGAACGAATTCGACATCAACGGCGGCGAGGTCAACGGCTCCGGCGGCGGCGTCCTGGATCTGCGCCCGGTCATCCGCGTCACGGTGGCCAACCCCACCGGCGCCGCCACCGCCCCCATCGCCGTGTCGGTCTCCACCACCGACACGGCCGACGCGCCCATATCGGTGGGCGTCATCTCCTCGGAATTGACCACCGCCTGGAGCGTGGCCGTCAGCCTGGCTGTGGCCGATGTCTCCGCCCGCCTGACCGGCGGCCTGCGCGTGCGGGCCGAGGAAGACGCCGCCCGGGTGGCGGAATTCACCCTGCTGCCCTCGGCCGGCGTGGTGGACCCCCTGGACTGGACCAGCGCCGCCGTCACCATCGACTTCATCCGAGCCCTGCCCACCGGCAACGTCCCGCGCCGCATCTTCACCGGCAAGGTGGACCTGGCCGATTACGACCCCAATACCCGCCAGGTCAGGTTTCAATGCACCGACGACCTGCAGAACGTGGTGGCCGCCCTCACCAAGCCGGCCATCGACGCCATCGTCGGCGGCAGCCTCTCGCGCGGCGCCCAGGGCGACATCGACGAGCACTGGGACTATGCCCAGGCCCGCCTGGAATCGGTGACCGGCTCCCTGGACTGCAACGCCTACGCCGGCCCGCGCGTGAGCCTGTGGGATGGACTGACCACCTGGAAGGTATTCGACGATGGCGACATCCTCGACCAGTCCCTGGCCATCGAACTGCCCCGGCGCAAGGAGCTGGTGAACCAGATCGAGATCGCCTACGAATACCGCTACCACCGCCTGCGCGAACGCTACGCCTCGGTGGGCTACTCGGCCACCATCCTGGGCACCGCCGCCTATGCCCGCGGCTACACCTTCCCCAAGCGCCAGGAAATCGAGTCCGCCCTGGGCGCCCTTGGCTGGCACGTCATCAGCACCGCCTTCCAGCAGTCTTATGACTACGTCAAGATCGGCGATCCGGCCGGCGCCCCGGCGGGCGGCGAGGGCGACTGGTGGATCGTCACCGGCGGCGGCGTCTCCAACATGCAGGCGCGCCTGGCCCAGCGCCACGCCCAACCCATCACCGAAGCCTATACCCTCACCGTCACCGCCCCCGACAGCCTGGCCGCTAACGGCCTGCTGGCCAAGCCCCTGCGCGGCGCCCTGGCATCGGAATGGAACCCGGCCGCCTGGGAGGCCGACATGGACGAGCTGCCCGACGCCAGCGCCGGCAACGTGGACCACGCCCCGGACGCCACCCGCGCCGAATCCGACGCCGCCATCACCGCCCTGGTCAAGATGGCCCGCCGCACCATCCTGGCCAGCCACCGCACCGCCCGCGTGCGCTGGTCGGTGCCCTGCCTGCCCGAGATCGACCTGGACCGGGCGGCCGAGATCGACACCAGCACCGTGGAAGCCACCGGCAAGATCGCCGAATTCGAGCACCAGATCGACATCGGCGCCGGCAGCGCCATCACCCGCATCGGCATCGCCCTGTCCGGCGTGGCCGCCGGCGGCATCGCCGTCAGCGACCCGGTCGCCGTGCCCACCGCGCCGGACGTGGACACGGAAGTGGGCGACGACGACTGGATGAGCGGCCTGCCCGACTTCGACACCCACGTGGGCGGCATGAACACCAGCAATTACAACGACAACCTGATGGGCTACCTGTGCAACGCCCCGCCCACCCTGACCGCCTACAACTTCACCCTGGCCCAGTCGTTCAGCTTCGAAAACCCCTATTACGACCCAGCCACCCTCAACGGCGCCATCCTCAACGGCTACGACTTCCCGGTCACCGGCTTCCGCGCCCGCATGCCGGGCGTGGCCGGCAGCCACCGATCCGCCACCGAGATCCCGGTCATCCAGGCCTATACCCTGGCGATCCCCGAGGACTCCTTCACCCTGTCCGCATGAGGCATTCCCATGGCCACCACCTACAAGATCTACCATGACAGCGCCCTGACCTCGGAAGTGACCGCCGCCAACCCGGTGGAAATCACAGCCCTCCACCCGGGCGGCGCCGCCACCGACGTGCAGCTATGGATCGGCTCCACCGCCACCGACACCCAGGCCCAGGCAACCAGCGACCCGGGCGTGGATGACATCGAGATCAGCATCGCCGACAGCGACGGCGGCGGCTCCGGCAACGCCACCACCGCCTGCAAGCTGGCCACCGGCCAGGCCGG